CGTAAGAAGTCAAAAAAAAGAAAAAAATAGGATGTGCATAAATGGCGACCAGTGGAACAACAACATTCGATCTAGCGATCGACGAAATCGTTGAGGAAGCTTATGAAAGATGTGGTATTCAGACTAATTCAGGATATAATCTTGCTAAAGCTAGACGATCATTAAACGTACTATTCTCCGACTGGGGGAACCGTGGAGTTCACCTATTTAAAATTCAATTAAATGCTACGGCTTTGGTGGATTCTCAAAGTCAATACGCAACAGCAAGTGGCTGTAATGATGTTTTGGAAGCCTTTATTTCTAATAATGCAACAATCGTTAATCCAGCATCTACGACAACGGATATATCCATTACTAAAATAGATCGATCAACGTATGCAGCATTGCCTAATAAAGGAGCAACAGGTACTCCTTCGCAGTATTATGTTCAAAGAGTCAGTAAAGGAAATACAACATTACCCTTAATTAATCTTTATTTAACTCCTGATGCATCAACCTATACGCATTTAAAATATTTTTCTGTTCAAAGAATAGAAGATGCTGGAGCTTTTACGAATACGGCTGATGTTCCTTTTAGATGGCTTCCGTGCATGGTCTCAGGACTTGCTTTTTATCTTTCTCAAAAATATGTACCTGAAAGAACCCAACAATTAAAACTTTATTACGAAGATGAAATTAAACGGGCGCTGGACGAGGATGGGTCAAGATCCAGTACTTTTATTACTCCGGCACAATATTACCCAACGGTGACATAATGGCTTCTCCATTTTCAAAAGGTAAATATGCCCTATCCATTTCCGATCGAGACGGTCAAGCGTATCCATATCCAGAAATGGTTAAGGAATGGACGGGAGCTTTGGTTCATATTTCAGAATACGAACCTAAATCTCCTTTAATAGATCCTAAGGTTTATGGATCCGATCCTCAAGCCCTTAGAAACGCAAGGCCAGCCAGGGTGGCTCCCGCTGTTACACAGCTTATGCCGTATAATCCTTTTGTTACCTATGGATCAGGTTCTTCGTATATAAATGTTCATGTACCTAATCATGGTTTAACAGATTCTAGTACTTACCGATTTAGAGGTATGCCTACAACATCAGGATATGTTGATCCTCAAACTTTTGATGGAATTACAGGCGCTAAAATTGCTTTAGCAGCTGGTTATACTATTCGAACAGGTAAATGGGTTAGTGGAGCTAGAGATACGGACTATACTACTAACTGGTTTTATTTTGTAGTAGATACTGATACAGCTACAACCGGAGGAATTGAAGGAGGAGGTTACCCAGTGTCCGTTGGACCGGTAACCATAACACCATAATGGCAGGTCTTACTTACGCACAAATGGTTACTAAAATACGGAACTATGCCGAAGTGGATAGTACGGTCTTTACTTCAACTATTGTTGATGGTTTCATTTTAGACGCTGAAGAAAGAATTTTACGTGATGTCAATACGGATTCCGATCGTCGATATGCAACATCCACAATGATTACATCTCAAAAGTATTTAAATTTTCCTACAGGAGCATTAATTATTAGAGCGATTCAAATTACCAATGGTGATGGAGATCTGGTGTTTTTACAAAAAAGAGATACCACTTTTATGGATGAATATAATCCTGCTGGCAGTACAGGTACGCCTAAATATTACGCAAACTATGATGACGATACGTTGATGTTTGCTCCTATTCCAAGTACCACCTTTGCTATCTTAGCAAGTTATGTGGCTAAACCGGACGGATTAAGTGCTGCTAATACCGCAACTTATCTTAGCGAACGCTTTCCTGATGGGCTCCTTTATGCTTGTTTGGTAGAAGCTTTTGGTTATTTAAAAGGTCCAGCGGACATGTTGCAATACTATGATCAAAGGTATAAAACAGCAGTAGCCAAGTATGCAATTGAGCAAATTGGCAGAAGAAGAAGAGACGATTATTTTGACGGGGCAATCAGAATTAAAATGGATTCACCGTCAGCCTAAACAGGAGGAAAATTATGGCAATAACAACAAGCGCAATAACGAGTTCATTTAAAAATGAATTGCTAGGAACGAATGCGGGGAATTTTGCAGTTACAAGTGGGGATATTTTTAAACTTGCTTTGTATACAGATTCATCCACGATTGGACCATCGTTAGGTTCATATACAACAACAGGAGAAGTCACTGACGCTACTGGAGATTATTCTGCTGGAGGAAAAGATTTAACAGGACAAACACATAAATTATCAGGAACTACAGCGATTGTAGACTTTGCGAATTTATCTTATTTAACAGCGACAATCACAGCAATGGGTGCGTTGATCTATAATACTTCACAAGAAAATAGATCCGTAGCCGTGCTAGATTTCACTACAAACAAGGTTTCAACATCAGGAACATTTACAATACAATTTCCAGCGTTTAACGCAACCGAAGCAATAATAAGATTAGCATAACTTACAGGGGGTCAGTTCTATGAATTTACAGGTTTATTTAACTGGCCTCTTGGGAGGCTTTGATGGCTGCTAATACTTGGGGTGTAAATCCTACAACCTGGGGAGAAGGAAATTGGGGTAAACAAAGCGATTGCACTGTAATCCTTACAGGTCAAGCAATTACTACAGGAACATATACAATACAAACAGGCTGGGGAAGACAAGCTTGGGGTGTCAACGATTGGGGTATCGCAGTTGATCAAGTAAGTATAACTCTTACAGGTCAAGAAATTACTGCGTCCGTTGGTACGGTTGATGCTTATCACCACTCAGGTTGGGGACGTTTATTCTGGGGTGATTATAGTTGGGGCACGGATGTTCAGAATCGCACAGTCGATGTCACCGGCATTGAAGTCACTACCTCATTAGGAAGCGTCAGTGTTGATGCCAATATTGAAGTTGGTTGGGGTCGAGGAACTTGGGGTAATAGAGTTTGGGGTGGCGTATATACTGTTATTCCTGTTGGACAACAAGTTACTTCAGCGGTAGGTACCGCGATCGGTTCTGGAGGAGTCATTGTTACTTTAACAGGACAAGCGATTACTTCAGCTATAGGTACTACAACAGAAATTAATAGTAATGCGAATGTTGATGTAACAGGTCAAGCAGTTACTACAGGACTAGGCACCGTTACAGTTAATCATAATGCTAGAGTAGATTTAACAGGTCAAGAAATTACTGTATCTGTAGGACCAGCAGGGGTAATTAGCGGGGCTGAGGTAGATCTAACGGGGCAGGAAATCACTATTTCTTTAGCAAGTGTAGAGGTTAATGCAAACGCGCCTGTAAGCGTCACTGGACAGGCTATTACTTCAGCTTTAGGAACGGTTATTGCGACGCCAAGTATTGAAGTTAATGTTACAGGTCAAGCAATAACTTCTTCTGTAGGTACCGTGACAGTGGATGGTGAGGCTGTTATAACACTAACAGGACAACAAATAACAACCGCTGTGGGTTCTTCCCACGGTCTTGCGTGGGCTCCAGTAGATACGGGAACCACGGTAACTTGGACCGAGGTGGACATTGCAGCCTAGTTGACACTTATTGACGATTGGATTATTATTAACATATAAATACTTTTAAACAGGAGAAAAAATTATGGCATCAGCATATACACCCTTAGGTGTCCAATTAATGGTAACCGGTGAGAAGGCCGGATTATGGGGTGGATACACTAACACTAACTTAGAAATTTTAGAACAAATTGCCGGTGGTTATACTACTCAAGCAGTAGCCGACGGCACTACTACAGCGCTGGTTGTTGATGACGGATCTACAGGCGCAACGATTGCAACTTCAACTATTAAAATGACTGGATCTCTAACGGGAGCATCTGGCCTTTCGGTTCCCGATGATATTACGGGAATGAAATATCTTGTAATTAACGCAACAACAGGAGGTCAAACCGTTACATTTAAAACAGCTGGTGGAACAGGAGTCAGTTGGAGTACGACCACTGCTAAACTTTTATACCACGACGGAACTAATATTGTTGATACCGGATTCATGGCGTCTCTTGTTGATGACACTTCTCCACAATTAGGTGGCGATTTAGATGTCAATGGAAATGATATAGTTTCAGCTGGTGGTGCTGATATTGATATAATTCCTAATGGCGCAGGCGATGTTAATCTAGGAGCAGATACAGTTCAAGTCGGTGATAATAATGCTGATGCCACAATTACGACACAAGGCACAGGAGATTTAATTTTAAATACCAACAACGGAACAAATGCTGGAAATATAACTTTAGCTGATGGAGCAAATGGCGATATCAGTTTTACTAATAATGGCAC